GAAATGATGACCCAACAAATAGGGATTATCATTACTCAGGAATAGCTAAAAGATCATTTAACTTTGGATATAAAGTGAACAATAGGTTTAATTTATCTGAGGTAGATGCTAAAATGGAGAATGGATTACTCAATATTACAGTTCCTTATTCACCACACGTAGTTACAAAACCAAAAACAATAACAATTAAGTAAAACATTTGCACCTAAGTTTTGCTTATTGAAAAAAAGTTATTATATTAATCCAAACATAAAAATTTAAAAATGGAATTAGAAGCATTATTCGATGCCGTAATTGTTAAACCTCTAGAAGAAGAGGAAACAACTTATGGTTCTATTGTAGTCCCTGATTTAGGGAAAGATAGAAATGAACATGGAACAGTTGTAGCTGTTGGACCCGGAAGGCATGTAGCTGGAGTGGGTTATGTTGAAACTGAAATTAAAGTAGGAGATGTAGTGGTTTTACCTACAATAGGTTTTACAAAATTAGAACATAAAGGAGAAGATTATTATATTGGTTCTGAAAACCAAATTTTAGCTAGGGTAAACCAAACTTCTACAATTGAAGAAGTCTTAGAACAAACAGAAGTTACAAAAGAAGAAACAAAAGAATTACAAACAACTTTAGAAAATGAGTAAAATTATAGAAATTGGCCCTGAAGCCAGAAAAAAATTAACCCAAGGTATTGATAAAATGGCTGATGCCGTAGTCACTACTTTAGGACCAAATGGTAGAAATGTAGTCATTTCAAAACCAGGTGATTATCCACAATCCACAAAAGATGGGGTTACAGTAGCAAAAAGTATAACATTAGAAGACCCAGTAGAAGAATTAGGGGTTCAAATGTTAAAACAAGCAGCTATTAAAACTTCAGAAGTTGCAGGAGATGGTACAACCACTGCAACCCTATTAGCAAGAGAAATGATTAATATGGGTCTTAAAAAACTTAATGATGGGGCAAATGCTGTAGACATTAAAAAAGGTATTGATAAAGGAGTAAAAGCAGTAATAGAGGAATTAAAAGTTAATTCTGAAGAAATCGCTTCCCAAGAACAACTAGAACAAATAGCTACTATTTCAGCTAATAATGATGAAACTGTAGGGAAATTAATTTCTAGGGCAATGGAAAAAGTAGGTAGAGAAGGAGTTGTTCATATTGAAGAATCTAAAACAGGAGAAACTTATCTTGAAACCGTAGAAGGTATGCAATTTGATAGAGGTTATAAATCTCCTTATTTTGTTACAAATAATAATACAATGACTTGTACTTTAAATGATGTTTATGTTTTAATTGCAGACCATAAATTTACATCAGTCAAAGATTTATTACCAATTTTGGAACAAGTATCAAACACAAACAAATCCCTTTTAATTATTGCTGATGATGTTGATAGTGAAGCATTAGCTACTTTAATTGTAAATAAAATGAGAGGTACATTAAAGGTATGTGCTGTTAAAGCTCCTGAATTTGGAGATAGAAAAAAATTAGTTTTGGAAGATATTGCAACTTTAACAGGAGGTCAAGTTTTTAGTAAAGAAAAAGGAATGAAACTTGAAAAATTTAGTTGGGATTGGTTTGGTGAAGCTAGAGTAGCAACAATTGGAAAAGAAAAAACAACTATAGTAGATGGTAAAGGAGATGAAGAAGCTATAAATGAAAGAGTTGAAGAATTAGCTCAACAAATTGAAACATCTGAAACACCCTTTGAAATGGAAAGATTACAAGATAGGATGGCAAAATTTGTAGGTGGGGTAGCTATAGTTCATGTAGGTGGAAACACTGAATTAGAAATGCAAGAAAGAAAAGATAGAGTTGATGATGCTTTACATGCCACAAAAGCTGCACTTGAAGAAGGAATTGTTTCCGGAGGAGGAATGGCTTTACTTTATTCCCATATGGTACTTTATCAAATGGAAAATGGTAATCCTGATCATAATTTTGGATTAAAAATAGTTCAACAAGCATGTAAAAAACCATTTGAACAAATTTTAACTAATGCAGGTAAAACAGAAACTGAAGCTCAAATATTATCTTATGAATTTGAAGGAACGGGTAATCCATGGAGTGGTTATAATATCAAAATAGATAAGGAAACTAATATGAAAGAATCAGGAATAATTGATCCTTTAAAGGTTACAAGACATGCTCTACAAAATGCTGCTTCAGTAGCAGGTACAATCTTATTAACAGAAGCAGTAGTTGTAGATAAACCAGAAGATAAAAAATCTCCAAGTATTGATCCTTCAATGATGGGAATGATGTAATATGAAAACAAAGGTTGTAGAACAAAATGAAGTCATTGCTACAAGGGTTCCACCTGGAGACAGGTGGGTCTTAGTAGAAGACTCTAAAAAAATAATCCATAAATCACTTACTGACGCTTTAGAAGCATATTTAAATTCCACAGGATTTAAAGGTGAATATAGATTAGCCCCTTTAGATAGTAAACTATATGCCATAAAAACATCAGAAGAAGAAATAAGACCAGATCCAGTTAAAAAATATAATATTTACGGAGATGAATACTAATAGGTTTGGCTTCCCCCAAAATATATGTTATATTTAATACATGAAAGACCACTCTTTATTAGTCGAACGTTATCGTTCCAAAACATTAGATGAATATGTTGGGAATGAAGAAATCAAATCAAAGTTACAAAATTATATAGACCAAAATGATATACAAAATTTCATTTTTTATGGTCCCGCAGGTACAGGAAAAACAACATTAGCTAAACTATTAGTTAATAATTTAGATTGTTCTCATCTTTACATAAATGCAAGTGATGAAAGAGGAATAGAAACAATAAGAGATAAAGTATCAAGTTTTGCTTCAACAATGTCATTTAATCCCTTAAAGGTAGTTATATTAGATGAAGCAGATTTTTTAACAATTCAAGCCCAAGCCTCATTAAGAAATGTAATTGAAACATTTTCTCGTACCACACGTTTTATTATGACGTGTAATTTTATAGAAAGAATTATAGATCCTTTACAATCAAGATGTCAGGTATTAAAAATAGTCCCACCTTCTAAATTAGGAATATTCCGCCATCTTAAAGATATTTTAAATAAAGAAAAAATAGAACATGAAGATAATGAATTAGCAGGAATTATAAAAACTCATTACCCTGATATACGAAAGATGTTAAATACAATCCAATTATCCAATAAAGATGGTGAATTAGTAGTAGATAAATCAATTTTAGTTGCTAACAGTTATATTAATGAAATACTTAAAGAATTAAAAAAGAAAAATACTAATTTTAGAACATTAAGACAAATAATAGCAGATTCCGGAGTTAAAGATTTTGAAGAACTCTATAGAATCTTATTTGATAAAGCTAGTATTTATGCCCCGGGTAGAGAAGGTTCAATAGCAGTAATTTTAAACCAACACCAATATCATTCTAATTTTAGAATTGATAAAGAAATAAATATAGCAAGTGCATTAAGTAAAATAATAGAAATAAAAAAACCACAAGTAATATGAATCAAAATGGACAACAACCAGGTCTAAATATAGACTTTAAAACTACGGTAGCAATTGAAGGATTTGATGGGGGACAATTATTCGGTCAAGCCTTTATACTAAGAAAAGTATCTAAATTTATAACAGGAGGGGATGAAGATGGTCTTCTACCTATTCCTGTATTTTATGATTTAGAAAGTAAAAAAATAATATTAGATTCTATCCCAAAAGAATTAAGGGAAGAATATGAAGATTTTGCTCTTTAATAAGATAAGTAATGACATTAGAATTTTACTATATTAATGATGAAGCAGAAATCAGGGCAATAATAAAACAAGCTGTGGACATTGGAAGATGGGCCGAGAAAAGTGATATAACTTATAGTGTTTTGGATGATGACGAGGTAGAAGAGATCACTGAAAATATATTATTACAATTAGGTAAACATAAATATAAAATTGTTAAAAAAGAATAAAACAAAAAATATATTTTGTTGGTTAAATGAAATAACCCTCCATAAATCGCCTGATGAAGAATTTACGGATAAAGACTGGGAAAATTTCAATTCATATATGGTCCATAGGTTCATAAGCATGAATTTATATTACACTGAACTCGCTGATTTAGCGCAAAGTTTAATGCCAAATAACAAAAAGGAGATATATAATTTGTACAAAGAAATGATTCCTAAAAGAAAATCCTATTTCAAATACATTAAATCTAAAAATAAACAACCCAATAAAGAATTAGTAGAGCAAATATCTTCTTATTTTAAGATTGGATCATCCGAAGCTTCTACTTATATTGATATATTGAATAAAAAAGACTTAACTAACATACTAAATGAAATGGGAGTTAATGATAAGGAAAAGAAAAAGTTATTAAAATGAAACAACAAGATTCAGTACAAATAGTAAAAGAAAAATACCCTGAAATTTATAATGGTTATACTTCAATAGTAAAAGAA